TTTNGCGCGCAACAAATCCATATTTAGCGTATACGCGAGCGCTTTTTACATACATTTCACCATAATTCGTCGTGAGACTAGAATTAGGTGGATTCGTCTGCAAAGAATATGTGGCAGTTGTAGAACATGTTGCAAACGTATTAAGATCGCCATCAGATGCATTCGCGCCATTTGTGATCGTTTCACCCCCAAGCACCGGATAAATCCTAATCGTAACTTCCGAAGATTTACCATAAAAATCTGCAAAATCTATTGCGCCGGATGTTGGGACACCGGCAGCGGCACCATAATACTCATTTAAAGAATGTGGGGCTGTGCCTCCAAACTCGGTTGCAATATCAAGTAATGAAATGGCACCCGACGATTGCAATGTCATCACCAACCTCCTTCATAATCAATTGCGCGAAGCTCAGCTAATGTGGTAGCTAAGGCGATTTGATCACTCAGCTGACGCTCGCGGGAGAAACATCCCTGCACATGGGCGAAGACAGCGTCACCGATTGCAATCATCGTCGTTGCGTCAAGCTGAACCCAACCATCCGAAGCTTTCCAATCTATTACCGTATTTGGATTCTGCTTGGCGACAGACCAGGCAGAGGTGATTGTGGCCTGCGATTCACGGTCTGTTTTGATAAGTGAACCATTCACGAGAATGCCTTGAGTTTCAATCTGAAAACGTTTATTGGCAATTTCATTGAGTAACAATTTACGTAAATCATTGATGTCTGTGTCATTTGGCAAATCTACGACCTCGATTGGACGAATCCATAGTCCATTGCGTAACACTGGCGCTCCAATTTGAGTAGTCTGATACCATTCAGTTGGACGTATAACTTTCTCAACGGGTACAACTTCGGCTAATTCTATTGGTAATGCTGTTAGCTCAGGTTTTGTTGCCGTTAATGCGGCTTCTTGTGTTTCAAACCACGCTCTATCCGGCGCGCGCTCTCTAATAAATGCATCTAATGTATTTCCACTTAAATACTGCCCATTTTCGACGGGCAATTTAATCGTCATTCGAGTATACGCTGTTGGAAGATCATCGTGCCGAAACTCGATCTGAACCGCCTCAAGATGTTGCACAAATTGAATAATAGTGTACGTTAGCATGTGCGATTCTCCAAGATTTCAAGACGAGCATTCAATGCAGCAATAGTCTGCTGTTGCTCTTTAATAGCTTCAATTAGCAATCCGGCCAAGTTACCATAAGCAACACCGAGATATTCATCACCACTCACGGCTTCCGGTAGAACTTTTTGAACTTCTTGAGCAATGACACCAGTTTGCCGCTCTCCACTATCTATACGAAGATACGTCACTCCTCGAATAGCACAGACCTTTTCGAGCGCATTTTCAATAGTTTGAATATCAGTTTTTAGACGAATATCAGAATATGCTGTAACGTTGCCCGCGGCATATACAGCCCCACCGACACCAAGACCACCTGTAGTACGAAGTGAGCCTGTAGTAGATGATGTCGACGCTGTTGTATTATTGACGACAATTGTGCTCGTTGTAGTAACCGCACCAGTCAGTGACCCACCGCTCAATGGCAGATAACTGTGTGTATGACTAGTCGCCGCAGCACCGACATCCGCCGCATCTAGCGTAATATTAGCTGTTAGCGCATTACCATTGATTGTTCTACTGGTTGGGACATATGCGCTGTGCGTATGACTAGTCGCAGCAGCGCCAATTTCAGCGAGTGTCCAACTTACGGCCGCGGACCCATTAACCGATTTACCAGTATTACCGATAGTGATTGTCCTAGCTGTACCCCAATTCGCCGTTGTGATTGCAGCAGAACCATTAAAGTTCGTGCCATTAATAGCACGGGCCGTCCGTAGTNTGGTCGCGGTCGTGGCATTAATGGTAGAACCTTCGGTATAATTTTCACGCCAAGCTGACCACGTCCCATTCACGAGTGTACGAAACCATGATCTCTGTGAAGATGCTGTTGCCGAAGTGAATTGACTGAGCGTCAGGCGACCATAAACCCCACCTGCATTACATTCCCATCGTCCAATTAGCCAACCCGTTGTCGGGGCGTTTGCAAGCCCATTTCCCATGTAGAAACCCGAACCTAGCGACCTGACGCCGTCCCAATCTCCTAGAGCTGCCAAATTTGCTGCCACGCCACCAATGCCAAAATCGGCGACTTTCAATAGCTTACCGGCGGTCCCATCCGTCGCACTCTGTGTTACTGCAGTGCCATTGATCGTGCCGTTGACCTTGACTGTGCCTGTAACAGTGCCACCGGTTAGTGGTAAGTAACTATGCGAGTGACTATTATCAACGACAGTCGCAGCGATGCTAACATNACCGGATCCACTAAACGCCACGGAACCGGTTACATCGCCGGTTAGAGAAATTNTTCTGGCTGTCTGAAGAGTTGTTGCTGAAGATGCATTTCCATTCAGCGTTGCTGTGATCGTGCCGGCTGAAAAATTACCAGATGCATCTCTAGCTACTACTTTATCGGCTGTGTTTGCAGATGTTGCGTCAGCGACGTTTGCTGCGATTAACGTCGCTTTAGTTGCTGCATCAATCGATGCGATGTTTGTTAACTGACGTGTGTCGTCAATAACGGTCGTGTTGCTTATTTTAATAGCCATCTTCGTTTATCCTTAGCATGAAACTCGGCAATTGATCATTTTTGCAATTGGTTAATTTTCTCATCCAATTCTTTAACTGCTTGAATTAGAAATGCGATCAGAGGAATGTATGATACGGTCTTGAATCCATCTTCCCGTTCACTCACCAATTCTGGTAGCACCTGTTCTAATTCTTGTGCGATCAATCCATATGAAATATTTCCGGATTGAGTCCAACTGAATTGAATTGGTTGTAATTTTTGCAGTGTATGTAATCCATCAATTGGTTGCAACGATTGTTTCAGTCTGGCGTCAGATGTTGAATTGATATCAGTCGCGCTCACCGTTGTCGCGGTTAACGATGTGAGATTGACGGCATTCGCTGAGAAATCGCCTGACTCATCTCGTTTAACTAGTGTTGATACAATGCTATTAGATGTCGCTGTAGATGTTGCAGCATAGGCTGAATCAACTTCAATTTTCAATGATCGAAAATTCGCATCTACTTCCAAATTGGTTAGAGGAGCATTTTTGACACTAGTTGACCCAGGCAATGTCGCAGCAGATGATGCCCGATAGATTAGGTTTGCCATTTCTTCTCTTTAATTGTTAGAGTTCAAAAGTTGCTTGATGAGGCGTTTTAGTTCTTCAACCTCTTTACCAAGCGAATCGATCTTAGACGATTGCGATTGCATAAATTCTTTCTGTTTCTTATATTTATTATATTCTGACACATCAGAAACAACCAATGCGCCTTTTTCATCTTTAAGGAGTCCAGGAATTATGTTACCGGACTCGTCTTTCACTCTTTTCATCATGCTAACGCGATTACTCGATACGATTTAACAATTGGGGATTGTGTTGGATCTGTTGCTGTTAGTACACACTTTAGATCATATGTATCGAAATCTGGCATTTCATCCAATCTAAATTCATATTCTCTAAAATCTCCAATATACTCGGATCTATTACGATCTATGTTGCATGGAATTCGAGTCCATTCAAGTTTATCATGGTCAACGCCCGACGATGATAGTGATGTGCGAATATACCAATCGACTGAGCCACCTTGAACAGAACTAATCGTTGAGAATAGTCTAACTCCGTTGGAAATGATCTGTAACCGAGTAACGCGATTAATGTACTTAGCTTTCGCAGAGCCGCCGACAGGCAATCTTTCAGAATTGAACGCGGTGACCTGCGCCTGTGCAGTTGCACCAGAACCAACGGTGTCGCCGGTGTCAGGCGTGATACGAACAATTGGTACACGAGTATAACCAGACCCCGCTTCAGTGATCGTGATATCGGTGACAGCGCCTCCTGTCAAAACCGCAATAGCTGTAGCTTGAACACCGGTATCAAGGCTCGGAGGATCGATCTCGACAATCGGCGTTGATTGATATAGACTACCTTGGTTTGTGACAATAATGTCAGTTAGAGATGCCGATGAATTTTCAGAATTCAAATCTTCACCCGCCTGAGGTCCAATTCGTCTGTGCATCGCATTGAATGTCATTGGAGTAGTTGTGTTAATGACAGGCGAAACGTTGGGATTCTTTGAAGTGAACTCAATCTCGATAATAGCAGACTCGTTTCCCGACATAAACTTCACTTCATTTTTAGTTGAAGCGACAATCATGTTCCTAAACATATTTCCATAAAGGAAATTTGGATTAATCGTTGTCACGCCATTGGATGTATATGTTGATAGATTTCCACCCTCAAACGATCCGGTCGTTGAATACAGATTGATTAGTAATTCACATCCATCATAATTGATATTATCAATCGCAAGCGTAAAGCCTTCAAATGGTTTATTCGTCAATACACTGAAAGACGGAAGCAATGTTGCAACAATTTTGGCACCGGTGCCAGTTGTAGTGCTTATGACAACTTGAGGTTCAGATGTATAACCGTCACCAGGAGATGTCAGTGTAATTCCGGTGATCACTCCATCGGTGACAGTTAGTTGACCAGTCGCAGCTGTCGTAGCACCCCCACCGACGAATTGAACCGTATCACTTTGACTATAATTAGTGCCTCCAGAAAGAATTTCGGCATGTTGAATTATGTTACTCGTCTTAAGTTGACCGGTCACTGTTGCATTTTCACTTATCTCAAACACAACAGTCTTTGAATCCGGCACTTCTATAACATCAAATTCACCAGTTAAGTTGACACTATCGATACCGTTTACAGTGTATCCAGAATTTGATACAACGTCTATAACTGAGCCCAGTGTTAGACCATGATCTTGTGTGTGCCTATATTTGATTTTATTCGAACCGGCTGTTGATTCGAACATAGTACCAGCGGCACCAAGATATGGCGCATCAACGGCGTAACGAATCCGACCAGTTTTCGTTGTATCAAATTTAGCTTTATGCATTGTGAATTTGATATCTTCAAGCTGTTCGGCGGTCCATGTGACATTATTCTCGGATTTGAACAGTGATCCTAGATACGGTTGTTCAAAAATAGTAGAGCCATCTTCAACAGAAGCCTCACCCATTCTAGATGTAAACACCTGATACTTATTTGAATTTGTCAATATGACAAAGCAATATTCGGAATCCTGTTTCAAGTAAATCGGTGGATCGAATCTGAAGTTTGTCTTTATTGAGGCGTCGGTTGACACATTAACATACTGAGATTCCAATGAGCTCACGAAATTTGTATGATTGGATTCTAATGGTGCCGGCATACCATTCACCAATGGTCTAACTTCTACTCGAATTGGAACCGAATCATCTTTAGTGAAGAAGTATAGATCAATCGATGATAGAAAGATACCACCATTCACACCATACGTGAAGAACGATTGTGCTAGCGGATCTCTATTCACCGGTTCTGGGCGCTCAACGCGCACAATCGTAGTTTCTGTTGTCTGAAAAACATCCAAACGACCATTGGCTCTAAATACGGCTCGACCTGCGCCATATGTGCTACCTGGCATATCGAGCACGTCCAAATCATCGATCTCTGAGACGATGATGTTATGATCGCCTGTATTGAACCTTTTCTCGGGAATCGTGAATGATATCTCCGCAGACCCATTGGCGTCAGTGAAAAGCGTTGTTCCTGGATTCTGTCCTCGCAAACCACACATATGTGTTACGTTCTCATCTCCAAAAAACACGAACACGTTTGTGTTTGGCCGACCATTCGATAGCGTAAGAACCAATGTTTGAGGGCGAATGAATTGAATTGATTCTTGTCTAACCAAGTTTTGTGTTGTTACTTCTCTATTTGCCATAACTTATCTCGTAAATGTTGAGCCATCGACTCTAATACCGGTTGTCACCGACGAAACTGCTCTTTTACTAACGGTGCCATCGGCGTATGTCGTTATCTCATATTTAGTATCAGTTTGAGATGATAGGACATTTCCAATTGAGTCTAGCTCACCTGGTGACATTGGATTCAATGTCTGTTCTGCGCCTCTATTGAAATTGCGGACAGCGCCATTGTAAAATTCAATCTGCATTCTATCCAATCCATAATCTCTATAGTAGTCACTGTAATATGTGACAGCGGTTGGCTCAGCGGGACGACCCAAAACTGCACCATAATACCCACCATATGTCGTTTCCATCGTATACGTAATTTGTGGAGGAGGTGGAGGTGGGGGCTCGACCTTTACCTGTGTATGGACGTGCATTGGGAATCTACCATCATATTCATTCGCCACCGCAGCCACGGTATATGAATATGAACTCGCCAGATTTGATGGACTACTATACGTTGCAGTAACTGATTTTGTCTCACCAACCGTAAGCGAAAATGATGATGGTACTATAGATACGAACCCACCGGTTGGAACATTAATTGCTTGCACTATCACAGTAACATCTGCATTATTCAAATTTGTCACTGTGAATGTTGATGATGATGTCTTAACGCCATCTCCGTTCGTCACATTCGCGCTTGATATGATTGGATTCATCAATAGTGGACTATCCATCGGAGGAGGAGGTGGCGCTGGAGGAGGTGGTGGAGGGGGTGGACATGGCGCAGCCGGGATAATGACGATCTCTTCCTGTGTCTCAAAGATAGTTGGCAACTCCAATACATCAACCCATTCATCAGATGGCGGAAATACACTCAGGAGTCCATTCCATGATACAACCATATATGGATTTATGTTGGTGATACGAGAACTCAGAGGCTGATTTGCAAACACTTCTTCTGTATATGGAAGCATCATATACCCGCCACTATCAACAACATCCTCAAATGATAATGGAATTAGATTGCACATCAATACTTCTGCTGCAGCATGCATCCCATTGCCAATGAATGACGTTGAGAAGTCTTCACGGGTTGTTCTAGCGATTGCGAGAGGTTGCTCAAAATTCTCTACTAGATATCCAGATTTAAAGCGATTCAAGCCAGTCGCAGCATCAATAACTTCATATTGTGCAGTAGCAACTTCGGCGGACGTTATTGTTGAAAATTCTTCCAATCTATCAATTCGATCTTCGATCTTCTTGATGTCTCGCATAGTATATCGATTCACACTGACTCGCGTTGCAGTGACAGATGATGCACCAAATGTATATGCTGGAATCAAAACTAGGTCTAACGCCAACTGTTCCTGAGATACATTTTTTGCATCAGGATATTCAGCTGGAACACCTCTAATCACTTCAACACTCGAATTCTTATTGACAACAACAACATCGATGCGTGGAACAAAGAATTGTAGCGCACTCGAAAAGATGCTATCTGGTACTAGCATATCGTTTCTAATGGCACCAGCCCCACTCAATTCGTTATTAGAACCAACTCCCGGTCTAAAATCAATGCACTGTAACAGTGAAATGTTATTGTTGTTAACGTCAAACGTTGGGGTCGAATCTAGATAATCGGTATTACCGGCATACGAATCAACGCAGAAATAATCACCGGTGATACTATGTGAATAGTATTCATAGTTGATGTCATAATCGCCTGATGGCACCAATGTTCCATTATTTGGTATTAGATACCCAAGTTCATATCTATACGCAGTCTGTCCACTTTCTAACGCAAAGTTTGCGGTGACATCAACGCTATCCTTGATAACCGAGATAACTCGTACTACGTCATATTTTGACAGTTGAATTTTATTGGATGTTGCCGTAACAGTCTCAGTATGCGTTGATAGTGTTTTCGTCTTTGGTGCCAGGTTTGTCTTTGTTACATTACAAAACACTTTAATAGAATCGCTGACAGGTCCACCCGTGATTGTTAATGTATTACCCGACGTGTTTACCGAAAATAGTGAAGCCGAGACGAGTCCACTCGCAGAAATTGCTACAAATGATCCGACCTCAATTGGATCGATTACTCCATTTGATATGCTAGTTGATCCGGCACCAGTTTCATCGGTCGCAATATTTAGTTCCTTTTGTACCGTATATTCAATGTCAATAGCACCAAGTTCATTTTTTAATGAATACACTGGTGTCTTTGGAATTGGAAATACTGCTGCAGGATGCCCATTATTCACAATCGCAGTTTTAGATTGAATATAAACCGTGATATTTGAAACCGATGACGTGATAACATCGCCAGCACGTGGAATCAGTGATGACGACGAGTGTTTATATACGAATACTGTATTACTGACTTGATCCCAATACGTAACCTTCGCGGCATACCCCGATGCATCAGCCGTCACTGTTTCATCGACAGTATATGTACCCAGCGTTGCATCAACTTTCAACGCGCTCAATACAGTCATGCTACCACCAACCCCAAATCGAGCACCTCCAAAATCATTCATAGTATATCCTGGAGATATAACAAGATCTGAAATATGAAGTAGATAGATTGGATTATCGTTTGGATCGCCCGCGTAATAGTCAATGCCGATAATTCTGGCTTCACCAATTTGAACAGCAGTAACATCGCCACTATCAAATGAATTCCACAATGTTATCTTTTCATGATTAGCGATAGAAAAATTGGCACCAGTTAGATCCGTGATGTATAGATAAGAGCCGAATCTTGGGCGTGTTAAGATCGATGTCGCTTTGATATGATCCTCACTGCGACCCTTGTCGATCTCAATTCGCGTTTTCGCTAGCTTATCAATTTCATAACCTTGGATGTAAGCCTTACCAGGACTGATTTCTACAATGAGCTTATCTTTATCGCCGGCCGCATATACGCCACCATTGTTTCCATCTTTCAGATGCTCTTTGATTGTTGTAGAAAATCCATTCACAACATAGTCACCCGATTCATCATATGTGCGGCGGGCTAAAGACTTATCTAGTTCCGAGTATCGTGGATTTCTCGCATGTTCCAATAATTCCCCATCAGAATATCGCATCAGCTCAATCGAGTCTTCCAGAATAGGAGCGCCAAGATCAACCTTTTGCAATTCTAAAACTAGCTGAATGCGATCAGCACCCGGGGCCGAGAAGTTATATGAACCTTGCGCTGGATCTAAGAGCGTTGAATCTTCATTGCTAGTCACAATGTTTTCGGAGATTTTCAATACAACGCTACATGATGGCAGAGAATCATATGGTGAAATTACAATTGCTTGTTTTGGCACATATCCAAACACGCCATTGACATAATAGACACCGCTATTCACTACAGCGATGGAGCCAACGCCAACGGCATTAGATTCTGATGAAACTGAAACAACTGCACCAGGTAGGCCCGGAATTTCTAAAATATCACCAGTTGAAAACAGTGGTACGCCTAATGTACCCCCAGAAATGTAATTGATATAAAAATCTACAAAGCTTCCGCCATCATTTTGTATAAGTCGAATGACAGCTGTTACACCAGTTTGATTGACAATCGTCGCATTTTCAAATAGACTAAAGTTCACAGATGAACCTAGATAGGTTCTATTCACTCGCACATATTGCGCAGCTAGATCCGCATAACTATTGCCGGGAATTACGATCGATCCATGTTTGAAGATGTGATCGCCAAATTTTTTGATTTGATCTTTTAGAATAGACTGAATCTGTGTTAACTCGCGCGCCTGAACTGCATATCCAGGTTTAAACAAAATGTGGTGATAATTCTTATCACCGTCAAAATCGTCATAGTACGGCTGAGTATTAAGATTGATTGTCATAGTTGAATCTTCTTGAGGTGTGATCTATCAATTATTTATCGTCAAAGTTTGATGAAAGTTTTCACCGTGACAATCTGTCCTTCAGTGAATGTGAATGGGTTTTCATTTGAGACATACAGCAGATCGCCAGAAAACCTATTAACCGCTGGGACCGAGTTGAGACTAATGATAGAATATGATCGACCATCGGGAATCTCTGGTGTGAATGCACCGGATGGCGCTGACAGCGATTCTCCAATCTGTTGAAGAAGAACTTTATCATTTGATTCAATGGCGATAACCTTAAATTTATTCAATCTATTAACTAACGTTTCATCTACGACTAGATTTGTTGTATTATTGAGAGTGAATTCATACATCATAAAATCGCTCTCGCCAGTAAAAAATCGATTAGAATTCAGTTGATTTGGATTTCGAATAATCCCAAATTGGCGAAAATCTTGCGCAATTTCATTAAGATTTCCAGCTTTAACTAGTGTTGTGTTGATCGCAACAGTGCGCGCTTTCAATTCACGTGGAGCGTTATACCCATGGCCACCAGTTGGCGCCATGATAGCATATGCGCTAGCATCAGTAAAACCAAGATTCGTTGGTCTATTTGGATCATGAATTGTCACTGTCGCGTAATTATAACCTTGACCATAATTCGTGATATTGATTGTTTCTATTCGACCATCAACGATAACTGGTGTGGCGGTGCAATTGGCGCCATTTCCGGAGACTGTGACGGTCGTCGTGAACGATGAATAGTTTTCACCCGATTCAGTAACGACTATTGAATATATTGCACCTGGGACTGTCGTCTGTTCGACGATTGACTGATTTGAATTGAAGTCGGATGTACTGACTCCTGCGCTCAAACTGGCATCAGTGCCTGTTCCAACAACATTAATAACCGTAACCGTGTAATTTCTACCACGATTTTCGATGATAACGTCAATGATCGAGCCATCATATACAACTGGAGTAAACTGTGCGTCTTCACCATCACCTTGAACAATCAATTGTGTGTTCGTGTCTGCGCGATAATCAACACCCGGATCTTCAATGACAACATCTACAATCTCGCCTTGATATTCAATGGCGGTCAGAATTGCTGATGGATTTCCATATAAGCCTGTGCCGGTAGTAACACTTTCCGCGTCATACACTGTTAAAGTTGGCGCAGAAACATAACCAGCGCCAGCATCGATGATAGTCGTTCCAGTAATTGAACCAGTTTCACGTGACACATGTGGAACGACGATAGCACCCCCGACTCTAAATGTTATGGTATCTGTTTCAAGATAGTTGTATCCACCATCCACAATGGTGACACTTGTAATGACACCTGAGTCAATCACGGGTGTCAATGATGCGCCATACCCACTAGCCGATCCAAGATCAATCTTGACCCCCTGAGTGTATCCAGATCCACCTGACGTAATATTCACGTCGGTAATATCACCGAGAGGGCCGACTGAAATTGTAGCTGTCGCACCTGAACCGGTCGTTGTTCCAACAACACTAACTAGAGTCAATTGAACGTCGCTATATCCAGATCCAGCTTCGACAACCGTGACTTCGTCGATGGCCCCATCGTTATAGAAGCTATCTGAAAGTGCCCGCTGCACTGGCATGTATGCAACGCTCGAGAATTTCGTTCTTTTGAATGACGGGATGTTATACATGAACTTCCAAATATAACCATCAGCAGTTTCAATTGGGAAAAATGATTGTCCCGTTGGCTCTACTGTCGATGGGGCGCCTTGTGCATTATTTAAGCACTTATAGATATTGAATTCTGAGTTGACACAATAGAACGGCTTATCACGCATATCCTGCGTATGATCCCATTGATCAAATACAAATCCATCTATCCAACGATAGCGTTTAACGACGAGTGAAACATCCGATGGAGTGATTTTTTTCAGATATAGCATCTCACCGCGAATAGCATTGTCGTCAAACTGTGTCTGTGGTATAACATCATCTGGCGCGACATCATATGTACCCCAGCTATCAACTTTGCCAAGGAAATAATAATAATTACCGCGGCGATACAGAATATCATTTGCAACATTTTCTGCGACAAACGAATGAAAATCCGATCGAATTGATTGCTGGGTCATCTTTTGCGACTCTTAGTTAATTGTTACGGTCCAAACAATGGTGATTGTATCAAGTTCGGATTTATTGACGACTGGAAACGTTGTACGACACAGCATCACACCCGCCGTGACATCATTGAAAATGCCGGCTTCAGTGATGGCGCCAGTGCCAATTGCTGGTCCAAACGTTGCAGTATATTGAACGCTTGTTCCACTGACAATGGACGACGTTAGAGCGACTCGTCCAAGCTCTGACAGAAGCGCCGTATGACCGGCGATCGCTTCAACAACGCTATCGCCAATCGCCATATGACTCATTGGCAACGTGCTATCGGCGCCAAGCAATCCAGCGATCGCCTCTTTACCAGTTGTTACAACCAGATTATCGACATTAAGCGACTGCTTAACCAATCCATCTGAATCGGTTAAGGTTACAGTTAGTGCACCAGTCACGCGAACTGAATCTTTAATCATTTTTGAATCCTCTTTGTGTTAATTATTCAATGTGAACTACATTGTTTGGATCGATATAATCCTCTTCGAAGTAATCGATACCATATTCACCCTGAATATCCTCGGCTGAAGCAGTATCACTCAGGTTGGTAATCACCATCTTCTGATCAATTGCATCTGTTGCATCAATCGAATCAGTCAAAGGTTTATCGATATTACGTTCACTGATAGCATCGATCACTTCGATGCTATCAGTGACAACTGTAGTGATGATACGCTGGTCAATGCTATCATCTGCATCTGTTATGTCATATTTATCAAGTTCAACGATCTTCTCAATGGAGAAGTCAATCGCATCTGCAGTATCACTCAGGTTGGTAATCACCATCTTCTGATCAATTGCATCTGTTGCATCAATCGAATCAGTCAAAGGTTTGTTGATTAACTTCTGATCAATATTCTCTGTTACTGTGGCAACATCAGACAAGAAGATACGTTCATTTGAGATGGTGCGGGCGATTTCATAATCGATTGTGATATCAAGAACATTTGTCTTATTCTCATTGAAAAACGGTTTCATTCCCGCCGGATTGACTAATTTTAGTGGGAATTTTGATTGGTCAATTGAGATGTCAGCGTCAATTACATAAGAGAAAGCCTGATAGAAGAAGTTATCCTGAAGTCTAATATATTGATTAGAAATCTTACCAGAATCATCTTGCCAATGACCAATGGTCTTTNTTATAGTTTCATAATTGAAGATGAGCGCAGTCTGTGATTCATACCATTCTTCATAT